CTATTGAATCTTTACTTCTTTTTCTAAGTTGAGCAATAGCAGATTCTTTTAATTGCTTTTGTCTTCTTAATTCTTTTAAATCTTTTTCTAAATTCATTACAGCATACCTTTATAATATTTTGAGTAAGATGAATTATTTAAATTTACTCCAGCATAATCAGAATTAATAGCTGGACCTGTATATCCACCCATATTAGCTTTTTTTCTTTTTACAATTGTTTTAACGTTAGTTGGTTTACCGCCAGGATTACCCGCTGCTCTTTTTCTGCTGACAGCACTCGCCTTTTGTCCTTTTGTCATCCGTGTGGCTTTTGCAAGTGGGACGCATTTTGGATATGCTCTCTTGCTCCCTTTTGATCTTCCGCATGGTTGATATTTCCCCTTCTTCTTCGGAGCTCCTATATCCACCCATTTTTCTTTCACCCATTTTCTTAAAGACATTAGACAAGACCTTGATAATAATTATCCATTGTCATTGAACCACCGTTAGCAGCTTTTTTTCTAGTTTTCTTTTTACCACCCGGTGTAACTTTACCTGAACATACAGCTGAACCGTACATGTTAGCATATGCTGAAGGATATACTTTAAACTTTCTTTTAGCGGCTGCTTTGCCTTTTGCACAAAGCTTTGCCATTACGTTCTGACCATTTTAGCCATAGGTGATTTTTCACCGGGCTTCTTTTTCTTTTTAGCCATTAAAATTTTTTTCTTTAATGCATCTGGTAAAGTTTTTTGTGATTTAGTTAAAGTTGTTCCTTTGTTAAATTTTTTTCTCATAATTAATCCTCTAGTTTTCTTGCTGGTCGTACTTCAGGTTTTATTTTACCAAGTGGTTTTTCAAATTTTTTTTTATAATTTTTATTAATTCTTTTTTCATCTTTAAATTCTCTTTGTAATTTAAATTTTTTTTCTTCTTTTGTAAGATCTTCATCCGTACCCATCATCTTAGGTGTTTTTGGATTTGGATTTCTAGATTCTTTATCTTCTTTAGATTTTTTTATTTTTTTAACAATACTTCCAACTGCACCAATAGGTGTGCCTTTAGTTAGTGCTTCTACAAAACTTGTTCCATTATTATAAAATCTTCTCATTATTTTTTTCCTCCGTTTTTAAATATTTGTGTACCCTTTATACCATAGATGCTCGCCACGACAAGTATCCATAAATTTGTGAACCATTTTGGGAGCTCAGAGAACATGTCGAAGAACAATTTTACCTTGTCCATCGCTGTTGGATCATCTGATACGACTGCCCAGGCCAAAATTGCTATGGGCAAACTTAAAATTATCAAAACGGCCTCGTCCTTCCAGTCTGATTGACGTGCTTCTAATAATTTTCCCTGGTAAGCTTCCTTACCTTCGGCCATACGAGATGCGTGCATAAGCTGTGCATCTGACATTGCCATTTTAGTCTTTTGTTTATTAGCGTAAATCTTACTTCCAGCAGAAACGGCTAATTTAATTGCCTGAAACCACATATTAGATCCATCTAGCTTTTTTAGACTTCTCTTTCAGCATTCTTTTAGTTCCTCTAACTTCAACTTCTTCGCCTTTAGCGATGTAATTGAAAGAACCATCAGCTGTTGTTTTAGATCTAGGGTCAATTTCAAGATTCATCTTGTCTTCAGATGGAATATCTACAATTTTACCACAAATATCATTATATTTTTTCATTTTGTCTCCTTATTTATTTATTTTAACTTGTTTTTTAGTTTTTGTCACTAACCTTTACGCATGATTTCGATATTTGGCATCATTGAATCGGAACTAGGTAGTGTTTTACCTAAAATTGTCTTTTCAATTGATGTATCAGCTCTTAAATTTGCTAATTCTTCGTTTTGTTTAAGTTTTTCACTTTGATTAACTTGGTTCATCATGGTTTTCATCTTATCTAAGTCCATTCTATCCTCAGATTCTTTTTCTTTTCGAGCATTTTCTTGTGCTCTAAGGTCTAACTCTCTTGCTCTTAGTTTTGCAATAGGGTCATTGTCAAATTGTGAAGTAATTTTTTGTTCTTCCTTCATAAATTCTTCCATCATGTCTGCAACTAGTTGAGCTTTTCTACCTTCAATCTTTTGTGTCATCTGTTGCATTTGCATTTGCATCTGTTGAGCCATTTGTGGGTTCTGTTGTGCCTGCATTTGCATTTGTTGTAGCTGTTGCATCTCATCTCTAAATTCTAGTTCAACTTGTTCTTGCGCCATGAGACTAATATGTTCAAAAATATTTTTCTCAAGGCTTGCCATAACCATTGGATTATTTCTAGCCATGTTAGTTGCCATAAAATTTAAGTGTGCAGTCATATGTGATCTATGATCTTGACCAGGGAAAGCTTGAAACTGTGCTCCACCTAAAGCGTCAATGTGTTCTAACGCTGGATCTTTAGGTGTAGGTTGCATTGGTTTATTTAATACTTGATCAATATCTTTTACACCTAATGCTTCATACATATTTCTATATGCATTATACAAATTGTGCATTTGTGGATTTGATTGTGCCAGTTGGAGTTCCGTCTGCGCGAGGGAAATACGCTGTGTTTGAGAAAAAATGTTAGGGTCAGCAACTGGCAATATATCTACTCGATCATCAAAGTCTTGTTGTTTAATAACTCTTTGACCCCCAACTACATCGTACGGATATTCTTGTGGTAGATATAACTTGAATACTCTAGCCATGATTCTAAATTCATTTTTCAAAGCTGAGTAAATTCTTTTGTGAATCGCAGACATAGTTCTAGAACCACGCTCTAATAAAGCGACCGTTGTTCCTACTGCTGCTTGTTGATTTCCATCGCCAACTTGTAAATCTGCAATTGAAGCAAATCTTTGACCAGCGTTTACTACAACACCCATTAAACTTAACAAAGTCTGTGATGGTTCTTTAAATGGTAACATCATAAATGAATCTCTTAAATTTCCTCCAGGTGCATCTACATCTCTAAATTCACCCGGTTGAATTGATTGTGCATCATCTCTAATTCTAATACCACGTTGTTTAAAACCTGCTGGTAAGTTAGATAAAGTTCCTGCATCTAACAACTGTCTAAGTGCACTTGTTGCAGTACGTGATAATCCACCAATCATATGAATTAAACCAAAACCATAAAAACCTAATCCTGGTAAAAATTTAAAGTGTACAAAATATTGTATCTTAGATTTTTTAGGATCACCTACTTCATAGTTTCTTTTAATAGATAAAATTTCTCTTGATCCTTCTTCTACTGTTACGATGTAAGGTATTTTAATTCCTGAGGGCTCACCAGTCTCTGGATCAGAATCTTCAAAACCTTCTAAGTCTAAATCCACGTGACATTCTAATAATGTATATACGTCTTCGTCTTGAGTTTTAGATGTACCTTCTAACTCTCTTTCTTTTTTTACGATATCAGAGTCTGTACTATCTGGTTTAGCTAAATCTATATCTCTATAGAATCCTGCTACTTGTTGTTTTCTTAAATCGTTTTCTGAAACTTTTATTCGATGAATAATTGCTTCCGCATCATCTAATGAGGTAGCTGTGTACGGAACAATTAAATCATCTGCTGGAACAAACTTTGATACTGCTCTTTGTTCCATATCATCATAGTAGACTTTTTTAAAAGCAGAACCTGCGAGTGGCAAATTAAATAACATTTGATCAAACTCTGGTTCATACTCTTTCATCTTCTCCATAATTTCGTAATTCATAAAATCTTTAACACGTTGCGCTTGTTGAGATTTTTCTGGTGTAGCTAAACCCATTACTTGAGTTCTAACCGGACCATTTGCTGGTAATAATTCTTTATAAGCTAATGCTTGAAATTGAGTGACTGCTTCAGCAAGTACAGGGTGAGTTGCACCACTTGCTCCTTGAAAAGGTTCTGTTCTGTTATTGTATTTAAAACCTAAAAGGTCTAGACCTTGAATATAAGCTTGCTCCCATTCTTTTCTTGATGAAGTATAATCCATATACTTACCATTTAAGTCTGATCCTAATCTACCTAACACATCATCAGGTAAAAATTCTGCAAGGTTTGCATAATGCTCGTCACCACCTTCTGGTGATGCAGCTTGTGGATCTAAATCAATATCAACTGATCCATCTTCATTT